TTTAGAGAGTGTCAACAATCTTACCATACCATGCACCTTCAGCTTTTGTGAAGTCAGGCAGACAACGAAATGCTACCGGGATAATTATCTGTTCGTCTTTCTTAAGTGAATGAGCAGATGCATCTGCACTCTTGGCACGATAAACTGTATAAGTTCTCGCATTGCCTTCAGGGTCAGTTCCAACAAACACAAGCTCATGCTCAGGAATTTCCTGCTGGTATCCAAGATCAAGAGTTCTGGTTACAGCTGGTACAACTACCGGAGCTGTAGTTTCATTCCAGACGAAATAAAGATTTGTAAGAGTAGCTTCTGCAAACTCGGTATTAACATGAAACGTATACTGAGTAGGCACAACGTCAAGAGCGTCAAGAACTTGGTCTACAAGCTTCTCGAACGTATCAACACTCTTCTCGATTTCAACTCCACCAGAAGTGAAACCAACATCAGCTCCATCTATTGACAAAGAGCTTATTCCATGAAGTACATTCGCAACAGTTCCCATTTTATTTCCTTTCGGTTTTTTATATTATAATGTAACAGTTCTTTCGAGTTGTGAAACGACTTGCCATGTTTCATTTACAGCTTCGACATCAGGTGGAGTTGCAGCCTTGTACGCTATACCTGTAACATCTGTATACATATCAGATGGAACAGGAAGAGCAACACCAATGTCATAAAGTGTATCGAGAGCATCATTAGGGTCTACTGTTACTTCCACGACAGTAGAAGTTCCAGCCCAATCCGTACATGTAACTTCCAAAATAAAAGCAGCTGCCGCAGCAACATGAGCAACAGAAGTCTTTTTAAGTTGAAGGTGAGATGCATAATAATTATTAGTATCTATTGCATCGCCATCTGTAAACACTTCGATGTTAGGCCCGAAACTAGTAAGTTTCCATTCGCCCATATCTGCAACGATAGGACTGAACGTATTAGCAGGGTCAAGAATCTCGCCTACCATAAGTTGTATAACAGTCTTAAACTGAGGGGCAACTCTTTCAGCTTGAGCTGTAAGATAAGCATTCACTCCAGCAACGTGACTATTCAATGCAGCAACAGAATCTTTAAACGGACTATATGCATTCGGAACCGTAAAAGTATTAAGCAACATTTTCTCAAAATCGTCCTGAAGCGCACTTATCACTTCAGGGTCAATATTAAGAATTAAATCTTCAAGAATATTTCTTACGCTATCACTGATTGTAGCAGGAGCCGCATGTCCACTTCCATCTCCCTGCACAGCAGAAAGTTGATCTGTTTGAGCGGCAATGCTATCAGCAAGAACTAAGAAATCCGCTTTGGCAATTGTTCCCATTTTTTATTCCCTTCCTAGAGAGCAGGACTTCTTTCCTGATTAGCGACTATTTTCCAAATTTCTCCAGCTGTTCCAACAACACAAACAGGTGGAGTTATTGTACTGATCGCAACTTTAATATATTTATCTGCAACATGAGTTCCAATAGGGTCTTGAGTAGCAGCTGCATCAGAAGCATCAACATTAACTGTTTTTTCTTCTGTCGTTCCATCTGCAAGAGTACAAGTGAATACAAACGCTACAGCAGCAGCACCGCCAGCTGCGGTACATTTTTCAAGTTCCCAATTAGCTCCATTATAAAGATCATCATCTATATGCTCGCAGCCAGACATCACAGCAGTATTAGCAGCTGTAATCTCAACTGTACCAGCCATGTTGCCAATCTCGAATGTATCAGCGACACCATTTGCAGAAACAACAGATGCAAGAGCTACACCATAAAACTTATTGCAAAAACCGATTTTCCAAGTGTTTGCAGCGGCAGGATCAACATCTGAAGAAGTAAATGTAACAGATGTATATTCATCATCAGGATGAGTTCCTACAAGATCTACTGTTCCAATTATATCTGAAGCATTTACTGCAACTGTTTTAACTTCTGTAACTCCACTTGCAAGCGTACAAGTAAGAGTTAAAACAATAGCTTCTGCACCAGCAAGAGCGCTTGTTTTCTCAATATAAAAATTAGGCGCTTCACCACTAAACGGATTGAACATTGCAACAGATGTAATAGCAGCTCCACCCGGAGCAAAAAGAGTTTCATGATCTGAAAGAATAGGTTTATAAGCTCCTTCTACATCAGATGTATCAAAATAAACAGCTATTCTTTCTGTTCCACCAACAACCATAGAACCAAAATTTTTATAACAAGTAAGATTTAAAACAAGATCATCGGCAATACCAGATGCACTTGTCTTTATAGCAAACAATCCGTTTCCAATATAAAGACCACCGTTTGCGTTTGTGGTATTGGACAGTGCTCCTGCATTAATACCAGTAACCGTCAAGTCAGCAGCTTTGTCAAATATAGGCGGATAAGTATTGGCAGCTGTAATCAATTCGCCAAGAATTCTCTCGCAAATATATTTGAACTCAGGAGCTATCCTGACTCTGTTCGCTGTGAGAAACGCATCTGTTCCAGCAACATGACTATTAAGTGACTTGGCTCCTTCGATAGCATACTGAAGCATCAGAGGATTAGCACTAACTTTGTTGAGCTGCTGTTGAAAACCAACAAACAAGTCGTTGATTATCTCATGGTCAGCAAGCGCAATTATTCTACCAACATTAGCCTGAGCGCCATCGGCTGCTGTAATTTCGCTTCCGTAACCATCTATACCATTACCAGTTGCGCCATTGTAAGTTTCTACCTGAGCTGCAATCTGGTCAGTATATGTAAGGAAGTCTGCTGTATTAATAGTTCCCATTGTTTCACAATCCTTTCCTATTTATCTTCTTTATCTTCTTTAACAATCTTCTTTTTACGCCCACGCTTTTTAGGCTGCTTAGATTCTTCTTTTATTTCTTCTATCTTCTCTTCGATCTCGTCAATATTTTCTTCGAGTTCTTCAAGAGCTTCGTCAACAGAATCATCTATTCCGTTTTCATTTTCATCTTCAATTTCTTTTACTTCTTCTTTTTCAAGAACGACAGGAGCAATTTCTTTTGTTTCCGCTTCTATGATTTCGTTCTGCTCGCCAACAACAATAAACTCATCGAGTTTAGCAAGATGTTCAAGTCCTTTTTCAAGTTTGATCAGATCTCCAGCTTTAATTTCTTTGCCATCAATTCTGAACTTCTTCTTAGCACTTCCAACGTATTTAACTACTTTCATTGTATATCCTTTCAATTAAATTAATTGCGTATAGCCAAGATATTGAATCAGTTTTAATCTGAGCGTAACTGTCTTAACATATGTTGTTCCAATTTGATCCAACATAGTAAACTCAGTGCCAGTAATAACAGAATCCTTTATATTAGAAGAAGGTGGAAAGAACTCTCGTCTGATTATTTCATCAGACATCACTTCTCTTAAAGCTCTTCCGTACCTATAAGTTTTCCTCTCAATTTCTTGAAAGGTATCATCCGGTTCCCACAGATGAAGATTTATTATAATCGAAATCTCTTCTTTTGATAATCCGTTGTTAAATTCAAGCCCTTCAATATTTGTAGTAGTAACTTCTACAACAGGGCCGCCACTTTCTCCGATTACCGTATCGAGAATTCGCAAACCAAAGTAATAAGCAGCAGGTTCATCACATATCAAAGTATCAGTTGCACCTTTCAAAGTATTAATTTCAGCTATCTTCGCAGGAAGGCTTGCTTCTAAAAGACTAACAACCTTGTCAACAACCTGTTCTAAATCTATAGATTGAACTGCCATATTACATCACCTTAGAAACATCAATTGCAGCTGAAATTTTACCATTAAAGATTCCATTAATTACTGTTTCTATCATTTTGCCAATTTTTAAAACATCAATATCTTGAAACAAAAAGAATGGCCTTGCCGGAATTCTTCTTGAAGGATCGCCAAACTGATGAGTAGCTGCATATTTAACGTTTGTTCCTATATTCCAACTTCTTGCTCCAAGCGATAATGACTTGCTAGTGTCAAGAATGCTTTTCATCAACTCAGCGTTATAACTTCTAGTTTTGATTTTACCTCTTTTTTTAGCATTAGCTCTTGATCTTCCAAACTCAGGTGTATACTTAGCATATAAAACAAGAATGTTTCCTTGCGCTCCAATCCTATCACGCCAAGCTTTATACCTTTTTGACCAAGATGCCCATTTTTGAGGTCTGCCTTGCCGTTCAAAATTCATCTTAATAGAATCAAGCATTAAAAAAGCAGATTTCTTTAAAACAGGCTTAACCCAAGAAAGAGAACGAAGCGCATCAATGACAAAATTAAGCCTAGCCTTCTCTTTAGGGTCTATTATCATTCTGATAGTAAAGTCTTTAGCCATTACGTTGTCACCGGAGTCTGCATTTTTCTCAAGAATTCCAATTCACACTCAACATGATGGTCTTCACTTTCAACATCAAACACATCGTTGATTCTATAAATGTTACTGTCAATTGTTACAGTATCGTTAAATCGTAAGTCTACATTAACACCACTCAAAGTTCTATTCACAAACAAGGTTATGTATTGAGTTTCAGTAGACCTTACATTTTGTTCTGTATTATCAACTTCTCTATGCCGAGAAAGTCTACAAGGAAGAACGGTATAAACAGTAGTTACAGTTTCAGTACGAGAGTTTTTTCTTTTTACCAAAGCGCTAAGAGGAAGAAATCTAGCTGGTATTGACGTTCTACTCATTATGCTCTCCCCATCAACATCTTTTTATATCTATCAATTATTTCTTGAATTATTTTAGAATTTCTTGCTTCATATTCATAATAAGGGCCACTTTTATCTTTGCCTACGCCATAGGTTTCTGAATACTGGCCTATCTTAAAACCTTTCAACCCATCAAGCTCAAAGTCTTTAGGAGAACGAGCAATGACTGAAAGAGTGGTCATAAGTTCAATAGCGTCTTGAATATCATCAGGAATAGCAACAGTAGGAGTGACTTCGTAACCATAAGTATATTTAACTTGCACGTTCATTTTTCCTTCTGGAAAAAAAGCAAGCGACATTGACGCTGCTCCAGAAAGATGAACTCTGCCTGTATCTTCTTCCAATCTCCATGCCTGAATCAAATAACCTTGATCGGCAGTAAGAAATTCGTCAAATACAGTTATAGACGTTATAGAAGATACAGGAAATTCAGGAAGAACCAACATAGAAGTTCCTCTGCCATTAATTAGAATAGTAGCAGTAGTTTCTTCAAACTTTCGTCTAGTCGATCTCTCGAAAACTCGTTGCTGTCTTAATATTTCTTTCTCAAGTTTTGTAGGACTTATGCCAACTACCCAAGCGGTAGTATCAATACCCATCTCGGCAAGTCTTTCGGCAACAAGATCTTGATCAACCCAAAGTTCCATTATTATTCCTCTTTAACCTTTTTCTTTTTTTTCTTCGGTCTTCCACGTTTTCTCTTTACAGGTTCCTCAATTTCTTCTTCTTTGATCACTTCTTCAGTTACTTCTTCTTTTTCTTCAACTACTTCTTCTTTTTCTTCTTCTTCGATCACTTCTTCTACTTCAAATTCTATTTCTTCTTCTTTGGCATCATCAGAACTTAAAATAGCATCAACAAATTCTTCTTCGTCAATGACACCAGTTTCTTGTTCTTCTTCTATCAACAAACTTAAATCAGAAGTAACTTCATCAAGAGCTTCTATAACAGAATTTTCATCTTCAAAAACAGGCTCTTCTGTTTCTTCGATCTTTACTTCAGAAACTTCTTCCTGTTCGTCTAAAATTTTATTAGCGATCTCAGCTTCTTTTTTAAGATTGCCAGCATGCTCAGAACTTATTTCAACAAACCTGCTAGACTCATTTTTAAGAAGTTCAATATGTTTTTCGTCATCAACAGCAAAAATTCCATTCTTAATTACATAATCAAGAACAGAACCTTCTGTTAAAGTTTTGCACAAGAACCATTTTATTTCAGCCATTTTTACCTTCCTTATTTTAGAAAAACTCTCTTCACTACCATTTTACAGATAGTGAAGAGAGTTAAATTTAACATAAATTAAAGAGTACGAACTCTACGAAGCATACCATGAACTTGGTCATCTTTATAAAGCATCGCCATGTAACTAATAAGCAAAAACTCAGTCTTATCAGAAGAAATGCCAAGCGGAAGATACTGAATCATGTTCTGAATCTCTTCGCCGAAATCATTGATAAGAGAAGCAATTTCTGCGCCTTCGCTTTGGTCGAAATTAAGCAAGAAAATAATTTCATCAACGTTCGTTGCATCGAGCGGATAATCTGTTCCAAGAGCAACAACGCCATCATTATAAGCTGTAACAGCAGCAGTGATAGTACCATTGCCGTCATACGTTTTAGCAGCAATTGTAGCACGAAGCAATTCAGTTCCAGCTGCTCCATTCGCCGCTGTACGATAAACCTTATAAAGCTGTGCATCGGCTACCGCAACCCAAGTAAGATCTGCCGAACTCTGTCCACCAGCAAGAAGCTGCGCTGTAGAAGTAGAAGCCCACTGCTCGCCACGAGTTGTTACAGCTGCTATACGATAAGTATAAGTAGCACCCGGAGTAAGAGCGCCAGCTGTTGCCGAAGAAGCTGTAGTCAGAACGCCAAACGTACTTGTCGGACGAACAAACGAAGAACGAATAAGAGGAATCTCACGATAAGTTGTCATTACCAAACCACCGGGGAACTCCACATTCACAACCGCTTTACGAGCTTCACTCTGGAGAGTCGAAATTTTTGAAATCATTGTAGGACTCGCAACAAACGCAAGCGTCCGATGATCCAAAATTCCAGCTTCCTGAATTCTGTCAATCAGATCGTCAAGATGACGAAGAGTAATAACAGCATTCTTGTCAAGACGATTTGTAGTAATTTTGGTATCAAAACCATCAAACTGATAAGGATCAGAAGTTTTGTTACCCCAAAGCAGACCAAACTCAATCGCCCACGCCATTGATTTTGCCTGACCTTCAAGCTCTTTCGCAAACGAATTTACGAACTTTTTAGAAGCAGCCTGTTGAAAACCAGTTACTCCACCTTTTCCACGGAAAATCTTCAGCGGTTCGCTGATACGCTCATAAGTGGAATTAGAAGCAACTGTAGTAGCGTTTTCACCTTCAAACGTTGCGCTCGGAAGAGCTGTACGTTTGTTGAACTCATGCGTTTTGCTATCAGCAACAATCACGGTCATCAGTGAAAATACAGGCGCAAGCCTACGAACTGTTTCAACAATAAACGGTTCTAGTGATTCTGGTGACAGCGCATCTCCAGAAGTTGAGTCAAGAGCAAGTTTAAGTTCTTCACGAGTTTCGTCTCTTGTTGTTTGAAGCCTTCTCGAATAAGCAAACATGTCCATCTTTTATTTCCTTTATTAAAAAATACAATAATACGTTATTATTTTACACCAAGTCCATTTGACAGAAAGCTGAGAAGTTCATCATGAAGTTCTGTTTTAGAAGCTGTTGCCAAAGTCTTAACTTCACGTTTTGTTTCTTCTTTCTTTTCTGTTTCTAGCGTTTCATCTTCTGTTTTAGAAACAGTAACAGCAAGCCCTTTACGTCTTGGAGTCTCTACTGTCTTAGAAAGCTTTTCTGCTTCTTTCTTTTCTACTACTTCTGGTTTCACAACTTCTGCTATCTTAGCAAGAACTTCTTTTTCTTCTTTTTCGTCTCTCGGAAGAGCTTTAAGAATATTATGAAGCTCTGTAATAGCTTTTTGACCTTGCTCGCCAGTGAACTCTTCGCTGCCATCGAAAACCTTAGCTGCATCATAAATATCTTCAGCAACACGATTGACGCTTTTAAGATCAAGTCCAGAAATTTTTGGAGCAACACTCAAAGTAGCAATTACGTTAGCAGGAATCTTTGAACCAAAATACTTTTTAAGAGCTTCTGGTTTTTCAGGTTCAGGAGCAACTTCAGGCTCAGGAGCAACTTCTGGTTCTGGAGTTACTTCAGGCTCAGGAACGACTTCGGGTTCAGAAGCAACTTCCGGCTCAGGAACAACTACTGGCTCTTCAGCCTTCGGCTCAACCTTAGTCTCTTCTTTTTCTTTTTCATCAGACATTTTTTCTTCTTTCTCTTTGTTGTCAACGTTTTTGTTTTCTTTCAACGCTTCAACAATAGCAGCCAATCCTTGAGAAAGTTCATTAATCTTCGCATCCATAGCATCAAACTTCGATTCTTCTTTCTGCGCTTCTTCTTTCTCACTAAGAATTTGACTTATAAGTTTTTTAGTTTCATCTTCGTTCATTTCATCTTCTCCAATATCACTATTTTTAAATTTAGAAAGTTTAATCCACTCAAATAAATCATCAATGCTCTCGTATCCTTCTTTGACAAAAGTTGTAGAAGAAAGCATCAACGGCTCTCCACCAGCAGGATCAAGAACTACACCGATATTAACTGGCAAAATATCTTTCGCTTCATTGGCAATTCGCCTTACAAAAATTCTAGGCGATATGCCAAAAGAAAGTTTTCCACGTTCTAACTGAGCTTTAATAACTTCTTTGAAAGATAATTCTGCAAACACAAATTTCTTAAATCCGATTGCTTTGTATTGCTCATCCCAGTATACACCTTCAACCCAACCAACCCAAGTTCCTGAAGAATCATCATGATCTTCTACAGCACCTTTAAAAAGGTCAAAGGCATGAATTTGATCGCTAGTTCTTTCTTCAACTGGTATAGATTCAAGTTCAAGATAAAGCCTAAAAAGTTTTAGAAGTTCTTCTTCTGAGTAATTAATCTCATTATGAATACCAGTGCGCAGAACCAACTTGTTTTCTAAAATAACATTGTTGGTTTCGTTCATAAGATTCGCCTTTGAAAACTGTTTTTTAAAAAAAATGTTTTTAAGAATTGCGCAAATCGTCAGAAATGATTAATCAGCTAAATCACAAAAATTATATTTCTACAAGTATTCTATCATAAATTATTTTTTTGTCAATAGCAAAAATTTATTTTTTTTACATTTTTTATTCATCTTCGTCTTTTTCATCATCTTCTACTTTTTCGTCTTCTTCTGGTTCTGGTTCATCAGAAGTAGGTTCGCTAGGAATAAACTTGGCAATTTCATTCTCTACATCATCAACAATAATAATATTGCCACTTTTCATAATAACAAACAAGTCATCGCCACCAGTTACAGGAGATAAACCAGCCAACTCTCTAGCTTCGTTGACAGAAATAACACCATACTTCTTAAGAACATCAATGAATCTTGCTATTTCTCTATAATCTCTTGAAGGCTGCGGCTCAAACCTAAATTCATAATCCAAAAGTCCAATATACTCAAAATAACGATTTATTGTACTCTGCGTCAATTGAAGCAGAGGCCAAACATCTTCAATAAAGAAAGTCTTGGTTAAATATTCACCTTCTTTTAAGTCAGCGTTTTTTAGTCCCATCTTGGCAACAGGAACTCCAGTAACAGCAGAAATCTCATCCCGACAATATTCTCTAAGCTCTTTCTGCTCCATGCCAGCTTCTTCAAATTTAAGATCTTGCACAGTCAAATCGCCTTGAAGAGCTAAAAATGCAGAAAATGCACCAGAAACTCCACCAGCTAAATTATGTATCTCGTCTTCATTTCTTTTCATCTGCTCAGGACTTATCTCTGGTTTGAAAATAAATGCTTTGCCAGACCTAACGCCATTCTTCTGTTTGCTATGATTAAGATTCATTGCGTTAATATCAAGCAACAAAGTCTTTTCAAGCGCTTCCATATCAGAGCTAGGGTCTAAATTACTTTGAGGATCAGGAACAACAAACCTAATTATTTCATCATAGGAAAATTTAGCTTCGTTTTTTCCTACTTTTTGAATATAAGCAATTCGTTCTGGAAAACCATGCTTGTCAACCTTAACAACAATATTGCCATCAAGTGTGTAAAAGTCTACCGGAACATTCTTTTCATCTTTTACTACTTCCCAATAAGCAGTATTAAATATCTTGAGTTGAATTGTAGTCTTGTAAAGAATGTCGCAAAAAGATTCATACGGATTAGGATAAGCAAAAAACTTTCTTATCTGAGTTTTCGAAGTTTCATCTGGTTCGCCTTCGCCAACATAAACAATTCCCCATTTAGTATTCGACACTATTCTAGCAAGTTTGGTAACAAACGCTCTAAACCACGGATGCTTTCTGTAAATATTATAATAAAGCGCTTTGGAATTAACGGTTTTTAAATTTTTTGCTCTAGTTACAGCAGAAGGAGCATAAGCTTTTCTTGTAATCGGTTCAATAACTTTAAAAGTTTTTTTAACCGGAAGCTGCTCACCTCTTGGATTTTTACTTTTAGCCATAATTGTTTATCCTTTAAAGTTCTAAAATTTCTTCATCTACAAACTGCATTCTAGCTTCTATTGCTGTCACGTTGGCAACAGTAGCTAACATGTTTTCAACAGTAAACTTTTGTTCCATCTTATAAAAAATAATTCGTTTATTTTTAGAAAAATCCATATTCTCAACTAACTTGCCATTCGACCTATCACATCGATATTGAATAATATCTTCAATTGCAAGCTTTTCGAAAAATACAAGCTTCGCAAATACATCAATCACTTGCTCAATATATCTGCCTTCTTTTACAACTTCTTTATTATTAAAATACTTTACTTTAAAAAATGATGGCTGCAACTTGCTACCAGCAATCAAAGCATAATTCAAAGCATGAGCATAGTGGTCTTCTCTTACTGATTTATATGCAAAAGAAGTAGAACCATCCTTAACAACTTTCTGTCTTGTCAAAGAAAGCAAATGAAGTTTAAAACGCTCCATTTCTTGTTTAGATGTTATCGGCAAAACAATCTTTTTGTCTCTTATTTTATTTGTTAAATCATCAAGCGTCATTGTTCTATCAGAATTCACAATAGCTTTATCAGCATTCCAAACAATGCCTTCTGCTTTTCTAAATTGCTGATAAAAATTTAAATAAACTATGCCTTTATATTTTTTCTGAAACTCTCTTGCTTTATGCCCATCTGGCATACCATCAACAACACAACGAACAACACCAAGTTGATTCATTAAAATTTCTAAATCATGCCAGCATCGCTCGCCAACGTATCTATCAACATAAACAACCTGAAGACATTTATCTTCGAGTATTTTAAGCCCAACTATATGCAAATCGTTGCCGCCTTGATCGACTCCTAACACAACGCCTTTGTCTTTCCAAGATAAGTGGTAGCGTCCATCTTCACAAGCTTCCAGTTGCCCTCTAGTAAGCTTGTCTTCCAAACCTACGTAGGGCATACCAAGCGTAAAGTTATAGAAATCTTTTTCCATTGCATAATGTTCTTTATCTTCCATTATTTCATTCGCCGAAACTCTCGGCGCTGAAATTTTAGAAATATGATACCCTCTACGCAAAGCACCATAATTATCTGGTTTATAAAATCCCTTTTTTCTGTTTATTTCTTTATGACAAGAAGGACAACCAAAATAATATTGCTCTGCTTCGTTTTTGTGAATCACTTCTGGAAAAGAGCAACACAATTTAAATTCATGACCACAATGTTCGCATATATACCACCAATGATGTTGATCTGACTCTAAGAAATGCTTGTGAATCCCTTGCTCAGGATAAGTGGGAGTTGAAAACATCAACCGCCACTTCCAATCAGAGTTACCTAGCCTTGAACGAAACAAACTGACAACATCATCTTTAGAAAAGTCAACTTCGTCATGAATCAAGAAGTCAGCAGGAATTGAAATAGCCTGTTGTTCAGCCCATGCTCCTGCAAGAGCTAAATAAGAGTCCCCAATATGTCGCTCATAAATAGAATCATAATGCTGACGTATTTTACCATTTTTATCATAAACTTTAAACAATTGTGGATTCTCACGCTTGAGTAAATCAATTCTTCGCTTTGAAAATATCGATGCTAAATCTTTAGAGGGAAAGGTATATATTATCGACAAACCATTAATTTTTTTCGAAGAAATTAACGCTCTGATGCCAGCATATTCAGTAACGCCACATTGAGCTGATTTAATAATAACTATGTCTGGATGTTTATCATGAAAAATAGGAACGATATGAGGATATTCATCTAAGCTAAAATTAATACCGTTCTTAATAAGCTTAAACTCTTTGATTACTTCGTCATACAAGTCAAAAGGAACGGGTTTGCGAGTTGAATCATGAATAAGTGTCTTGTTATGACGCTCACAAAAAATAGAATTAGACGAACTCTCAAGTTTGCATCGCTTGCCATTATCTCTTATAAAAGCACAGCGTCCTTGAGCCTCTACTTCTTGAATTATCTTCTTAACTTTTTTAGCTTTGCTTTCAGCACTAGCATGAACAACAAAACCATCTTTGGTTAATGTAACTTTCTTTTTTGCCATTAGGTAAGCCTCAGATTAAAGTAATTTAAGAAGTTCTACGAAATCTACAATCCCAATCTGCTCTCTCTCAAATCGTCCTAAATCTTTGTCTGTAACCTCGACAATATTATATTGAAATTTCAAAAATCTTTCCATGATAGGCAGCGAAGCTTTGTCTGCTATGATTATCCGATGTTGATGAGTCAAGAAGCCATGATTAACTCCACAAAGCTCACAAACAGCGTTTAACCTAACAGCATATTTCATTCGTTGAAAACTTCCTGCATCACAAGATGCACAATAGCCAAAACAAGATGCTGATACTGTACTAGAATTTTTTTGTTGCTAATATCACACTTGCCTTTTAATCCAAGAAGTAACTCAAAGTCTTTTACAACTTCTAACGTATCACCATCTTTCAAAATCATAGCGTAATAAGAAAGCGACTCTGCGGTTTTTCGCAGGATCGCTTTGAAATCATTACCAGATACAATCTGCAACTCTTCAAGTTCAGCGAAAAACTTATCAGCCCATTCTTCGCCAAGAGCGTCTTTAAGTTCTTCGAACATCCAGTCTAACGGTGTTTTTATCACTTCAACTTCTTTTTCTAAGGTTGGCATACAAATATTGTACCACAAAACTTTTATTTGTCAAGGGTTATTTCAAATTATTTCCATCTAATTTTTAAATTCCGTCTGCCGAAAGCAATGGCGTCTTCATACGACTCGAACCAAACGTCCAGTCTATTGCTTTTAATAGCGCCACCGCAATCTTCAGCATAAAAAGTTCCATAGCCATAAATCTCAACTACTGAACCATACGGAATTATTTTCGGGTCAACTGCAACTACTCTTGCTCCCGGAGTTAATTCAAAACCTGTTAAGGTTATGTTGTTACAACCTTCATCTTCGGAAGTATAGGCAGTACACTCAAAAGTTTGCCAAACTGGTTGCTCTGCGAGTTTAACCACTTTTGATATTTCTTCTGGTTGAGTAAGAACAATTTTTTTGTTTTGCTGCATATCTTCTGGTAAATATTCCAACTGCCTTGCAGCACAGGAGTTCATATAAAGTCCTGCTGCGAAGAAACCAATAATGGCAAGAGCCACAAATAAATAATCTCCAAGCTTCATAATTAAAGTTCCTTTTCAAGTTTTTTGATTACCAAGAAGTTTTCATCTTCAACCCAAATTTCATGATCACCTTCGTCAAAAAGAAGTTTTACTAAACTTTTGTCATATTCACCAGCAGGTTCACCATTCTTGTCTAAGCCTGTCATAACGTAACCCATTCTTTCAGAATCAAGAACTGTAATTTCATAAGCTGCTGCGTTTTCCAAATGACTTTGAACAAAGTTAGAATCTCCACGCGGCTTTACCAAGAAGCTTTTACCAACAAGGTCGGCAAGTTTGCAATAATGATTTAATTTAAATTCTGCTGGATTGTCAACCATTTTTTCAAAACCGCAAATGTCACATCTAAATCTTTCTTGTTTTTTGCTTCCTGCCGCTCCACGAATAAATTTTTGGTCTGCCATGATTAATCCTCACTTTCTAAATTTTCAAAAATCGTCATAAAGTTTTTATATGAACTCTTCCGAGATTGATTTAAAACAGCTTGCAACATTTGAGGCGTTGAAACCGAAAAGTTTGAATCTTGTTTCACGGAGAGTGAGGGGGGTGATTCAAACCGTTGCAAGCTGGTAAATATTTTTCCAAGTCTAGTTGCCATTATTTTTTACTCCATGAAACAAAAAGAAACATGTTATTCAACGACTTCATTAAACCATAGTTTTTTTAATTGTCAATAGTAAAAATAAAATAAATTGAAAATAATTCAAAATTGATTATACTCGCATTCCAATCATTTTATATACATCTTTTTTTTCTATTGGAAGAGTTCTTTAGAATTTCTTTTAGGAGAGAAAACAAAGGAGTCGTTTACGGCTCTTTAAATTTTCGCAGAAAATTTAAATATTAATTTTTTACATGACATTTTAAAATTAACATTTTTAAAATATTGCTTTTGTGTTTCAAAATGGACAGCATCAAAAAAAAGGGGTTTCTTATCTCTTTTCTTATTAACTGTTTTAAAGAGTAAAGAACATCAATAAGAACTACTATTGATAATAGATAATAATCAGTTGAGCGATAGAACGAATCAATGAATGAATAAATGAATGAATAAGCTATACACTGCCGCGCGCGCGCATGTATATAATGATGTCAATTTTGAACTATTTTACTTTTTTTTAAATTTTTTCCAGTTTTGACTTGACAAGATTTTTTAAGATTTTTAGCAAAAATAACGATTTTATTTATTTTTAAAACACTATATTTTATGGTTGACAAATCAATTTTTTAGGGTACAATGGTTGCAAAACTGGAACAGGAGAAACTGATGAATCAAGAGTCATGGGACAAGACTTTTATCGAAGTTGCAAGAGTATTCGCAACTAGATCGGAAGATAAGTCAACTCAGGTTGGCGCTGTTATAGCCGATTCGGATAACAATATCCGAGCTGTTGGCTACAATGGCTTGCCGAGAGGTGTAAAGGATATTCCTGAGCGCCATGAAAGACCTGACAAGTATGCTTACTTTACTCATGCAGAGCTTAATGTAATTGCATCTTCGGCCAGAAATGGCATCGCCACAAAAGGCTGTAAAATTTATGTAACGCTCTTTCCTTGTTCAGATTGTGCTAGAGCAATCATCCAAGCAGGAATTACTGAAGTTATAGTTGAAAAAAACAAGGCTCCTAAACGCTGGATGTCAAGTATAGACATTTCTAAAAAGATGTTTAAAGAAGCTGGAGTGAAAGTTAGACTTATAAAATAAAAATGGATTTTTTGTCTTGTAATTTTTTGATGTTAGTGTATAATAAAGCTATGTTTATCAAGGAGAAACGACATGGCGAAACATCGAAGAAAGCCAAGAGTCTTCTATTGTTGGAATTGTGGAAAAACATACGAATGGAACGTTGGAGATTACGAAGGTTGTCCTAATTGTAGGAATAATACATGGGCGCAAGAAGAGATAAAAGACAGGCGAAAAAAATCACGAAAGAAGAAATGATTAAGTGTGCTAATCCTAATTGCATATTCAAACCACGTTCTGCTTTTAATAAAAATAGAACTAGGAAAGATGGTTTACAAGATTATTGCAGGGAATGCCAAAAAAAAAGAGTTAGAGAATATTCTACTCCCAAAAAAAGATTAGAACAAGGAAGAAGATATAACGCTAAGTTAAAATTTGGCTTTGTACCAGATTATTTAAAAGATACAGAAAACAATCATTTAAAACTAAGATTCTTTTTTGAAGAAGATATTTCTAACTTATATCCGCTTACAGATAAGCAAAAGCGAGTTTATGATTTTTATAAAGAGTATTATGCTTGTTTTGACAGACATATCTCGGAACGGCAAGTTGCAAAATTTTTTAAAGTTACTCGGAAAACAGTTCGAGCAGCTTTGATAGCTATACGAAATAAGGGATATATAAATTCCATTTTATTTAGGAGTAACACATGCGATACCGAGAAAAGATCTTTACGAAATTTAACCATGCGATCAGACGAGTTAAAATAGGAACTAAATTAACTTTTCATGAGCTTGGAGATTTCCACTCTTTTAGTGATATGTTTTGCGAAGAAGCATTGGCTGCTTATATAAAAAGATGGAAAGATTCATTTAACGCAGGAGATCATTACGCTTTCTTCTTAGGTGATATTTTCAACGACATGAGAAAAACAGATCAAATGCGCCTTGATACATTGAAGGTTGCTGGAAATGACTTTAGAAAGCTTGTCCAGTTGTTTATGGAAGAAGCAGAAAGTCTAGCAAAAAGACTTGAGTTTTTAAAAGGTTGTACTTTTTCAGGAGTTCAAGGAAATCACTCTGCTTGGTTAGACCATTTAAATATATCCATTGATGAATTTTTTCTTAACATTTTAAAAGCAAAATATGGCGGAGCTGTTAGTGTTAACATTGTTAGAGTTTTCACTACAACAAACAGGTATGTTGATTTAAAGTTTCTTCTCTTTCACGGAAAAACCGCAACAATGTATATAGGTTCAAATTTGAACGAACTTGAAAGAGCTGCCAACAAGTTTCCTGACATGCATGTTGTTTTTGCTGGACATGCTCACCAACAGATAACAGCTCCGGTTGCTAAAATCTTTTCTGAGTATAAAGAAGATATAAAACAACACGAGACTCATCTAATTCGTTGTGGCTCATTTCAGAAGAATTTTTTAGAAGATCATGGTAATTATGCTACAGAGAGTATGCTTCGTCCATCAGTGCTGAGGATGCCTAGAGTTGAAGTTACAATAGAGCAAGAAATTCATAATAATCAAAAAGTTATTGTTCCATACATCGAAGTTTGCTCATAAACTTTCTTTTTGACTTGACTTTCCTGAAATTTATGGTTTAATCATTTCGAAAGGTAAAGTATGGAAACGATTTCTTGGATAATTTGTGTTGTTGCAATGGTTGGTGGAATCTTAAACATCAAGAAAAACAAATGGTGTTTTGTAATATGGATTGCAACAAATCTTTCTTGGATGATAGTTGAATGTTTAAACGAGCGCTACTCATTAGTAATCTGGTGGGGTTTTTGCTTGTTAACTTCAATCTATGGTTTGCGGGAATGGACAAAAAATGAAATATAAAATATTTTTAGACTTAGATGGAGTTTGTTGCGATTTCGTAGAAGCTCTTAGAAGTAAGTTTGGCTTCTATGGTGATTGGCCCGAAGGAACTTATAACATTGACAAGGTTCTCGATATCTCAGACGAATATCTTTGGACAAGTTTAGATTTTGACTTTTGGACTTCTATGCCAAAGACAGAGGAATGCGATGAGCTTGTTGAGCTTACTTCTAAGTTTGATACATGTTTGCTTACAGCCTTTCCTCATTATTTAGAAGGAAGGGTGCGAGAGATAACAGCATCTGGTAAAGTGAATTGGATCAAAAACAATCTTCCTGACTTTTATTATGATGATAAGTTTTTAATAGGCAATTGCAAACATTTTTGCGCTTCGCCTAGAGCAATACTGATAGACGATAGTGACAGGAAGATAGAAAAGTTTGAACTAGCTGGCGGATATGGAATATTGTTTCCTCAGCTTTGGAACAAGAACAAACACATCAAAGAAGGCAAAGTTGGATATGTAGAAAAGGCATTGATTGAAATAATTGGAGAGATTTATGAAAGTTGACACGCCTTACGGTGAATTTGAGATTGTTAAATTAGCTGGACAGAGAGCGTATGCTCTTTATAAACCTATAACGAAACAAGATATAGGGAAATTAGAATTTTGTATTACTGATTCAGCTAGATTTTTTAGATTATATTTGTCTATTGATGATAAATTTTCTTTTTATATTTCAACACTTAAACAATTCAAAACAGAACAAGAAGCGTTGGATGCTTTGTATAAAGTTATACAGTGGCATCCAGATGATGAGATTAGTTATGATGAGTGGATTCCTCAAGTTGGGGATAGAGTTCAAATAAGATCTTATGAAGAAAATGTAAAAACAATTACTGATCATAATGAGGCTATCACTAATAACAAAAATGGATATGAATCTATAATGTCACAAATGATGGAATTTTGTTCTTCTGTAAGTGAAACAACAAGCCTCTTACATTTTCGCCATAAACCAACTAAATTAAGAACTATAGGGTTGAAAAATAATGATTGGAATTGGCATATGGATTGGCTTATACCTCTTGATTTCGTACCGAAATCCAAAGAGATCAAGCCTAATAGGATAGTTAAAATAAGGAAAATAAAATGATTGAAATAATTGGAATTACAGGACTTGCCGGATCTGGAAAAACAACATTTGCAAATATTCTTGCCAACAGACTTCTCGAAGAACATCTTGTCTATTCTGACATCATCCCTTTTGCTTATAAATTAAAAGAGTTTGCTAAGATGTTAGGATGGAATGGCGAGAAAGACAAACTTGGCAGAACACTTCTTCAACTCTTGGGAACAGAAGTTGTTAGAGAATGCGTTGGAGATAATGCTTGGATAAACCATTGGGAAACCGAAAGAAAGAAGCGCAGTTTAAACACGGATAACATTACAAACAATTTTATAATTGATGATGTCCGTTTTCTTAACGAAGCAGCTTATATAAAGGCACATAACGGCATCATTGTAAAAATGCATGGCAGAAGTTATAACGATGTCAATAGCGCTCACAAGAGCGAGAGTGAGCTTCTTAACATTAAAGAAGATTTTTTGATTACCAACGACAAAGAAATATCTGACTTAACTGAATACGCTGATTCTATTATTAAGGATTTGAAAATATGAAAGCGCCTGACCTTCCTATTTCGCTACACGACCTCTTTGAAAACATAAAGCTTGCAGCCGCTTTCTATGGAACAGAGCTAAAAGAGAAAGTAGAAAAAGAAGCTAATATAAAAATAGATATAGAAGAAAAGTTTGAGTGGACAGACGAAGAAGCAATTGTTCTTCTATCTTATTTAAATGATTATGAAAACAAATATAATGCAAATAAAGATTATGTTCTTGATACAGCTAGGTTATTTATAGAAACTTTTCCAAGAAGAGAAATTCCTGAAGAGCTTGTCGAGTGGTCAAAGAAAATGATATTTGATGTAACAGAAGAAGACGGCGAAATAGATTTTGAATGGATTTTTAATGATAAAAATTTAGATATGTTTACTGCTGGTATGGATTTAGCACGAAAGATTTTGAAAGTAGAAAAGAGAAAATTAGTTAAGAAGAAGAAGCCAACAAAGAAGAAGACTACAAAAAACCCAAAGAAAAAGAAAAAAAAGGATTGACAACCGCAACAATTTATGGTTAAATTAAGTCAAATTGAGAAAAGGAAGGTTGGTGATTTATGGCGAAGTTCCAAGCAGGAGATAAAGTAAGAGTCAAAACTCTTGACGAGATAAAAAACATTCCTTTTGAAGTCATTCTTGATTCTCGTCTTGATTTCGAAGTTTTACAACCGTCAAGATGGTTTCAATCGAAAATTAGTCAATGCGGTAATATACAACTTATAAAAAATAAAAAAGATCGTGCAAAAAATTTAGTCAATGGCGAAATAGAAGATTTTTATACAGTGGCTGATTCTAAAACTGGAGCTGTCAATTACTTTGCTGTAAGCTGGCTCGAATCAGTTGAAGAAGAATCGGAAGAATCTAAACCTAAAAGAGTAGTCAAAATAAGAGAAAAAGTTTCTCTTAAAGAAACCATTCCGCATCTCACTGAAACAACAGACAACCGAAAATTAAATCATGTCAAGTTCAACGATCTCAATCCAAACGACTTCTTTGAATACTTAGGCGATGTTTGCATAAAGGGAAACACAACTCACAATAAACAGCAAAGCACACAAAATAATGAAATATATAATTTTACAACACAACAAGGTGATTATATTAATACGATGAAAAATCCACTCGTCCTTCCGCTTAAAGTGAAAATGGAGATTGACTATTATGATAAAGAGAAATAAATGTCCAATCTGCAATGCAGTTTGGTCTAAAAATAATTCTAAGACAACGAAGTTGAGAGGCGTCTTTTCTTTGGAACGAAAGATGATTACAGAATGGCTTTGCCCAAAATGCAAAACAAGATGGAGTGAAGAAACTGGAGAAGTCACTGGAAAGGGGAAAAATAATGGAAAATGATACTTTGAGCAAAATGGTTTACAGTGATTTTTTTGATGAGTTGAATTTATTTGTCAACACTAAGCTTCCAAAACGAGAATCGCTTGTTTTTAAACTATTACATTCGGCTGAAAAAAAGTTTGGTACAAAAACAAGTATTGCTAAATTTTTAAAATGTAGTTCTACAACCATTCAAATAATCGAGGCAAAAATTTATTGTAAATTAAACAGATTTTTCAAAAGACAAGAACATGATATTTTAGAAATTGCTACATTGAATAATTTTAGAAGTAAAAATTTCATTATAGAACCAACGAAGCTTGAATTAAAAAAGGGTGAAAAAGAAGCAATGAAAGAAGTTAATAAAAGAAACGCAACAAAAAAAGCTAAAGAGCGAGCAGAAGAGTATTATGATGAAGAAAAAATGTATAGAAGAATGCAAGAAGTGCCAAGAGCAGTTGAGACTGTTGTCGATGATTCTTGGAGAGAAAGGCATCTTTGGAAAATTTTAAGAAAGAAGAGTGGTTAAATGACTACAATTATACCATTGTTATTTATAATTTTTCTTTTTATAATTTGGATTGGTTATTGGAAGCATAAGTTTTCAGATCTTAAAAAAGAGACTGAGGCTTTGAGAGATGATTGTTTGTTCTCTGATAAAATTGCAAATCAAGCTCATGACAATTTTCAAGTATCAAAAAGAATAAACAAGGAAATGAAAAAAGCTATTGAGAAACTTAAATTACAAAAAGATGGTCAACCAGTTTATATATTAGTTCCAGAACTAAAAAAAACAAAGCCAGAACCAAGAACTGACTACACAATGCAATTTGATCCTGATTCAACCATTGACGAAAGAATTGTTAAGTTTGAAAAACTGTTAAGATCATGTGATGGTACAACGTTTAACGAAAGACCAAGACGAATTGTCAAGATGAGAAATCAAGGAGAAAATAAATGACTACAATTTTAGACGAACTTATTTATGATGAATTTAGAAGCAAGCTGTTCAAGATTTTTGAAACAAGATTAACTTTTAAGCAACAATTCGTTATTAAATCTCGCTTCGCCATTGGAACGTCATACAAGACGCTTGAGAGCATTGCCAGAGAACTTAACTTGACAACTGAGGCAATACGCCAAACAGAAATCAAAGCTCTCAGGAAGCTTCGAATCGCTTTGAAAGCGCACGAAGCAGAATTTCTTAGGGAACTCAAGAAAAACAATGTTCACAATGATATGTATTATGAATATGCCATTAAAACTGATCCGGCTAATGACAAAGTGGTTTGTCCTCTTTGTGGAACCCTGATAAACAAGTTGGATATAGATAAAAAGTATCACCACTACTGCCAAAAATGCGGTCATTGGCGTTATAATAACATGCAAAGGATTTATCAGCGCAAAAGATATGGCAGAACAGTCTCTTGGGTGACAGAAAGGGGCAACAAATGGTACGAATATCAGTAGGAGCATACTATAAAAACGGTGATTTAGACGTTAAAATTGACGAAAAACTGTATAAATACGTTGATTTCAGCCCATTTTGGGTCAAAAAACTGCAAAATATGGCTGAAAAGGGCAATTTTAAGGCAATTTTCGGCATTTTGAGCAAACATAGCAAAGTTGAGAGAAAACATGCTTAAAGATAAGATTGAAGAATTCTTAAAAACAAATTTTGAAGATGATTTACGAGATGATTTAGATTGTCCTCTTCCTGAAGCATGGGAAACAGAAAACTGTCATAGTTACCAACATTGTATATCTTGTATAGCCGCTTGGTACACAACAGAAATTATAGAATTGATAAAGTCGAATAACAACAATGAAAACGTGAAAGTAAATAAACCTAATCGCATTGTTAAAATAAGAAAGCAAAAATGAAACAGAAAAACCCTAGAAAAGAGATAGTTGGAGCGTTGCAAAACATAACATTGATATTTAACAATGGCATGGAAGCAACGTATGTTGGTCAAGCTAGGTTTACTGAAAGAATAATGAAACGAAAAGATTTAAGAGTGGTTGATATACAATTTACAGAACCATATTTTTTACCAGACGGATTTGAAAGGAAAGCTGATGGCGAAGCAACTACTAACAACGATTGAGTCCTGTATAAATTGTCCGTATAGACTATCTTTAGGCGATAATCTTATTTGTAAAATATATTTAGAAGATAAAATAAGAGCTTGTGCATCCTTTATTGCTGGAGATGCAACTAATTTACAAATTTTATTTTGTAGTTATGAATATGTGCCTGTTGAGTGTCCTCTTGAAGAAGCGGATGTTGAACCCGGATCGCATCTTGAAGCTCAGATAGAAAAGCTGGCTGAGTTTATTATGCGAGAAGTTGATGACGAACCATCTCAAGATGAAGGTGCTGTAGATTGTGCTATTCGTATTATTGAATCTGAGCGTATAAAGAATGGACAGTTGCCAGAAGAAGAATGGATAGATGTTGACAGACCTAGAAGAATTGTGAAAAGGAGAACGCAATGACACAAAAGCAAATGAAAGCATGGATTGATAAAGCAACGTATGAGCAGTTGATGGCAAAGTGGAGATTCGCTCCTTCTGGCGATCTATTCTTTCAAGGCGAGCTTGGAGAATATTATAGAGCGAAGCTTGATGAAAAACGGAAACTATTGAGCAACATTGAGCTTGTTAAAATCAGCAAGCAGATAGGATGGAATAATGTGGAATAATAGCGATTGGTTTGAAAAGATTTTATTGACATTAATAGCATTGTTGTCTATCAGTGCAGTTTGTTTCGCTGGAATAGCAACATATTATTTCTTTAAAAGTTGAGGAATAAAATGAAAAAGAAAACAACAGCAGAAGCTTATTCGGAAGTTCTACGGGAAACGGTTTCTGAAAAAGATGCTTTCGAAAGGCTTGAACTGAAAGTGAAAGAGCTTGAAGAATTAAGCAGAACTGCGCTTCAAAAAAGATGTGACCTTATGAGTTATATCATTGACGATCTTATCAGGTTGGGCGTATTGGTTCCGCCCGTACTGATTGATCCAGAGACTAAACAGATTGCAAGTGGATTGGCGAAACTTTCGCCATCATTGCAAGGAGATGCAGATGTAAATGGTTGTAGTGAAGATCCAAAAACACAGGGTGTCTTTTTTGATAAAAGACACGAAGATGAATTGACTTCATTGCGAGAAGATGTTAATGAGTTGAAACTGAGAGGAGTTTAATTATGACAAAAGCACATTCGTTGTTTGGGCAACCATTCGGCAGTACAGACGGAAGCATTACTCACAGTCTTATAGACACATATGAAAGCATGAGTGTTAAAGAGTTAGAAGAAAATATTAAGAAAGGAATAATCTACAATAGTGTTAGCGACTTGCCAAAGCATATTACTAATGCACATATTACTTTACTCAAAGACAAGAGAATATTGTTATCAGAAAAATAAACATATAACAGAAAAGGAGCATAATGATGAGTAAATGGCAAGATGCGGTAAACAATATGACAAATACAAAACATGTAGATGTTGTAAATTGGCGGGATGAGTTTTATAAGCACATTGATGCTTATAACAACATCGTAAACCTATTCAGGAAAGAATACGAATCCCTGCAATCGGTGGAACTCAAGGCGGAGCGTGAAGAATATGAAGGGTTGTTGGCAGAATATGAAGGGCTGCAAGAAGAAATAAGTAGTCTCAAACGCGATATGAAATGTGGTGATGAGTTTTGCGATGAGCATTATGAGCGTG